TAAGTGCTTACGTGTGTTTTCTAAGATTACGGACATTGTAGAACGTTTTGAACCTTGTAGACCTTCTAACAGGGCATCCTTAGTTTCGTTCCAACGGCCTTCTAATAGTTGGGTTGTCATTTCTTTATTTTCCTTTTATAAGTTTTTGTATTACTTTAGCCCTGCTAAACGTTTTAGTTCAACAACGTTGTTGTTGGTTTCTAAATTTACTGTTTTAGCAGATTTATCACCAGTTACTTCTACACGACTCTCAGCTAGTACAGACTTTTCAGCCTTTACTGGTGCTTGTGAGTTGTTTAAAACTGCTGGTAGATACTTGTCGTATGCAGCTTGCAATTTTGCTGTCTGCACACCTTCGAGTAGGCTAGCCATTACGCTTGCTTTCTCTTTATTTAATGTTTTTAGTAATCCATTAAGTGTGTCCTTACGGTTAACACTTTCTGTAATTACACGTACTTCACGGTTTTTTGACTCAACTAGAGCTTCTTTTTCCGCAATTACTTTTTTGCTTTCAGCTAGATCAGCTTTAACAGCTTCAATAGTTTGATGCAATTTAGCAATTTCTTTGTTCTCATTTAAATGAGTTACTGAGAATTCGCTAGCAAATGCTTCGAATAAGCGACGACCGAACATGTTCTCACGAGCAGCTTGGATGTCTTCTTTTAATTGGGTCAGTTCTGTGCCTAGATTTTGTGCTACTGATTCTTTAACAAGTTTAGCTGAACGTGCAACAAAAGCTTCTTGTAGTTTGGCTAATTTTTGTTTAGCTTCTGCTACTAGTTTAACTTTAGTTTCAACAACTGCTTTCTTGTCAGCATCGAACTCTTTGATTTCTTCAGCTAACGCTTTGATAACAAATTTTTCTAACTTAGCAGTTGCTTCGTTTTGAACTTTGCGATCTGTGCGTAATTCTTTGATTTCTTCGGCTAATTTATTAACTAAAAAGTTATTAAATTTGCTGGCGCTTTCTACCATGTGACGTTTAAATTTCACGCGGTCTTCTGCTAGAGCTTGTTTCTCATTGGCGAACTCATTAAGTTCGGCAGTAAGACTTTCAGTAACCATTTTGTCTAGAGCTTCAACCATTACTTGTTTGTCATGAGTGTAGCGTGTCGCAAATTCTTCGCGCAATTCTGCACGAACTTGTTCACGAGCCTCATTAATTTGTGATTCCCAAGCTTCAGTAATAGCTGCTTGAGTATCTTCGTTAATGATGCCACTATCTAACAATGGCTTGATAGCTGTTAACATACTGATCTCCTATTTTAATTTTAAATCTTTAATCAAGCGAGTAACCTGCTCTTTTAAATATTTTTGTACCTTTTGATCTGCGCTGGCTTCTTTTGCCATTTCGAATACCTTGTGTCCACCACGCATATTCAACAGTCCTTCGTAAATCGCTGTTGGGTATGCATTAGGCGCACTAGGTTGCGCAACTACATCTACTGTGACTATTTCAAAGTCACTCACTTGACCGTTACTTTCGCTAACGTTGCCGCTACCTCTAGAACTAACACCAAGTTTAACTCCACTTTCCAACATTGTTTCTACTAACTTACCCATTGGAGTAGGGAGAACCTTTAATTTACCAAAGCCGTTAGGACCATCCATCCACATATCTGTAATCATGTGACTTACACGGTCTAGGTTAATTTTCAAATCATCTGGGTGATCTACTTCGCCTAAAACGCTGTAGCCACCCTTGATTTGTTCGTTAATATTTGTTACGGCATTGCTAATTTCATTTACTGGATACACTCGTTCGTTGTGGTTCTTTACGCCACCTTGAATGAATATGCCTTTCATATAAAGATTCTTACCTTTACCGTCATGACTATCTTCTGTTAGAATTTCCATTCTAGCATTGTCAAAGGTTAAGTTTTCTTTTAAGTATGAAGCCATCGTAGTATCCTAAATTATTTTGCTACTGGACTATTTGTACTTGTTGGTGCTTGTGCAGCAGGTGCTTTTTCTTTCTTAGCAAATGCATTACCAGCTTTACCACCAGGAACATTAATATTACCCATGTTATTTACTGTTGGTTTTTTAACTGTGCCGCCGTTCTCTGTACCACCGCGTACGATGTTAGCAGATGAGCCGCCCATATCATTTTTCTTAGCTACTGTAGATTGTTTGTTGTCGGCACCTTCAGTATTTGATGGAGCAGCTACTTTTTCTACATATTCACGAACGATAGATTCTTCAACTTCTTCGTCGTCTTCTTCTTCTGTATCACATTCTTCGGCTTCCATGAATTCTGCTGGAGCACTTTCTTCTCCGCCCATTTCGTCGCCGCCAAACATGTCAGCATGCTCTTCTTCGCTTTCTTCGCCAGCCATTAAAGCATCAAATTCAGCTTTAAGTTCGTCTAATGCTGACTCTAAATCATCAACACGTGTTTCAACGTCGCCGTGCTCTTCTTCGTGTGAATCCAAATCACCTGAGTTATCGAAGTCGTTTTCCATATCGCCTTCGTCGCTGTCCATTTCAAATTCGTCAGCGCCTTCATCTTCTTCGCTGATACCTTGTTCATCGATAGTAACTTCATCCATGTAACCTTGTACTTTGTTTCCGCCTACTTCGTCTAAATCTGTTTCGTCGATTAGGCTTTCATAAATGTCACGTGATTTTTCAACAACGATGTTGTGGAATAATTCGCGAGCCTTATCAGTTTCATCATTGATGATGTGTTCTATTAACTGTTCATACTTGTTCATAAAGAACTCCTTAAATTGTGTCTGTCTAGGTGAGATTTACGTTACGTAATATCTCTGTAATATTATTTACTGGTTTATTGAAAAATTGAAGTTAAATGCGTGTTTTTTGATTGATTCTTGTTGATAACTACATCGGTGGGGCAACTTCTGCTGGTTTGTACTGCGATCTTACTCGTTCTAAGTCTTGTTCTTTTTCTAATCTACGTACATCATTCATAATACGTAAACGATGTAATTGTGTTAATGTTAATTTAGTTTTACGCAGATCAGACAACTTTAGAGGAGTATTATCATCCTTTTCAGTTTGGTGCTGTTGCACTAATTCAGAATTAAATATTTCAAGTAGATTCATAATATTATTTACCTAAAATATTATAAACCAGGAGGTGCAGCGGGCGTTGCTGGTACTGCTGGTGTAGCACCTGTTGCAGGTAATGCTCCTGGTTCTACACCCGGAGCTGGTTCTGCAGTTAGGTCGGGCATTTCTAAGTTACCCATGTCGCTTTCTATTCCTGCTGGGGTAATATCAATTGCACGTAATCCAGCATCGGTATTTACATTATCCGGAGTATCATTGTGCTCTTCGGCCCATAACTCATCGTTGCGTTGCATTTCTTCTTCACTTAAATCTAAGTAACGCTCTAATAAGAAACGTTTACTTAGGTATGGTGTTTGTTCTAATGATGTAAATGCTTGTATACGTGCCGCATCTACTTCTGCTTGACGATATTTGGCAAAGTTTTGTGGTTCGTTTAAGTGTAGTTCAAATAGCTGACCATCAATGTTAATACCTCTCCAACGCATAAACATTTTAAACTCGTTGTCTAGTTTTTCAACTATCATAGTTTGTAAACGCATACAGTATTGATTGAAGCGCCATTCTTGAATTAATGCAGTAGTTGACTTACCGTCATTAAATGTAGATGAACTATCATCACTGCCTGTAGGCAAATAACTGCTAGGAATACGTAAGCCACGGAACATTTTATTAGTAAAGAAACGTAAGTCTGTAATTTCACCCAGGTTACTACCGCCTGGCAATGCTTCAACGCTCGATCCACGGCCTTCTGCGCCTACTGGGAAGAAAAAGTCTTCGTTTGTGCTTAATGGATTGTATGTAGCATCCATCATGTTTTGTCCGCCACCAGTTTGTGTTGGTATACGACGTTGATGTACTTCATTTTTAATACGATCCACAAAGGCCATGGCCATGTGTGTAGGCATATTACCTACGTCAATTTTAAATACACGACGTTCCGGTGCACGTTGCACACGATAGATAATGATAGCGTCTTCTAATAGTTCTTTTTGTTTAAAGATTTTGAAAATGCTTTCTAAAATGCTAGTACCAAACGGCCAGTTAACATCTAAGCCTTCAGTTAAACTAATATGCACTACATGTTCTGCATCAAGTACTGCTTCGTTTTGTGCATGACTAAAGCGTGAACCACCACTATACGGTACGTTAGGTTGTACATACGAACCAGAGCCGCCGGACCCGCCTTGTTGCGGGTGATTGGTGTAGGTGTCGCTTGAACTTAATGCAGTAGCAGTTAAGTTTTGAAAGTTAAGATTGAGATTTTTAATTACATATTGCTCGGGCTCTTTGCCTTCTGCTTCATTAACAATAACTTTGATTACACTGCCCATTTCTGTCCAGTATAATTTAAATGTTTCCGGGTCACGTAGAAATACTTGATCGCCGTACTTTAATGTATTACGAACAAGTTTGAATAGACGTTTGTTTAATTGATTTAGATTAACCCATTGTAGTAACTGATCTTTAAGTAGTTTAATTTCGTTGTCTGTTGGTGTTTCTTTAAAGAATAAATCAAAGCCTGTGCCATTTTCTGTATTTGGTTGTGTGCAGAATTCTGCAATAATATCTAGTGCAGCATTAACTTCACTGTCCATATCCATGGATTCATATTGATTATAACGTTCAGTACGATTTGGATGGCCAATATACACTTCAGGCAATTGACTTTGATAGTTACGATAGCTTGGATCTGCTGAATTGTTAATTCCACTAATTGGACTTAGTTGTCCACCAGTGTTTGCAGTTCGGAAATGTTTTTTCCATGACATAGTTATATTCTCTTTACGATAGTGTATTTATAGCTTAATAGCTGTTCTGTAAAATTCCTGACGATATAGAATTATTTTTTTGCATTGTGGCTAAAATACTTTGTAACAGACTAATTTGTTGTTGTTCTGCCGGATTGGCACTAGCGACTGGTTTTTCCATTGCTTTTGCTTTGGCTGCCGCTGCGGCAGGATCAACAACAGCACCATACAACTTAGTCTGTTCGGCTGCTAAGTTTTGCGTCATTTGGCCGGCTACTGGTTTTGGAGCAGTTAATTGATTTGCACTAGAAGTTTTTATTTTAGCTCCCTGTGCTTTAATCATATCTTCTTTAACTCGCTCTGCCGCTGATGCGTAGTTTTCGGGTGAACCAGGGAAATATGATTCTTCTTCTGCTAGATATTTTTTAAAGTTTGGATGAGATCTAATTTGATCACCGGTTACACCTTTAAGAGTACCGCTAGCTGACGTGGCCGTCGTTGTAGCTTTGCCTAACTTTTCGCTACCCACATTACCAGCATAGTATTGATCATATATACCTTTGCCGGCGCCTACTACACCACCGATGCCTGCTCCTATTGCAGTACCAACTCCTGGTACTACAGAACCAATCATAGCACCATAACCTGCATACTTAGTAGCTGTACCAGCAACTCCCACAGCCTTACCAGTTTTTTCGTAGCCAGCTTCTGTTAACTTGTCTCCGCCATATTGAATTCCTGTTCCTACTGCAGCACCAACTACGCCAAGTCCTACACCTTTCAGCACTGTACTGGCACCACCAATTTTACTCAAGTATGAGCTAGCAGCACTACCGACTCCCCCTGTACCTTTAAACGCTTTAAATATCGAAGGTCCAAACTGTGTTAGAGCAGCAACAACTGAAAGAATTGGTCCTGCTAGTGAAAGGAATAATGATTTTAACGGATTTTCTTCAACTGCATTAGCTAACTTGCCTAATGCTTCTACTGCTAGCATTGCAGCTTTAAATGATTCTTCTAGTGCTGTGCTAAATGAATCTAAATGGGTTAATGCAAGTGCTTGCATTCTTATTGACATTTCTTGTTGTTGCGCCATTAGATCAACAGCTACTCCGCCTGCGCCTTTTGCTCCTGCGGCTTGTTCAGCAGCTATTTTAGCTCTTTCTTCTTCAGATTTCGCAAAAGTTGCTGTGTACTGAGTTGCTCTTAAATTTATAGCACTAGCTGCCTGTGCATCAGCACTAGTAGCCATAGCCATACCTTTGTTGGCCATTGCAGCATCATGAGTCGATTGCATTGTATCTTTTTGTAATCGAGCAGTTTGCTCTGCAGACAGTGAACCATCCTGTGCTGCTTTAAATGTTTTAGTATTAAACTCAGCAATGCCTCTATTAGTTGCTTGTGCTATAGCAAGGTCTTTGCTGATAACACTACCGTAAATCATATTTTCACGGAAAGCTCGTTGCTGATCCGCATTCATATTCATCATTGCATCATTAATTCGTGCTTGTTCGGTGGCTGATTTACCATCTAATATTTGTTGGAATGCCAATGTATCATTATCTTGGCGAAGTTTTTCTTGTTTCGATTTTGTATCTTCACCTGTTAGATCAGACAGCACCTTCATGTTTTTTGCATATTCTTGAGTCTGTGCTGCTATCTGTTCGTTTGATGCATTTAATTTTCTTGAAGGTCCGGCCATAATAGCCATTGTTGTTGCATAAGCATCGGCTTGTTCTTCTAAGCCCATACCCAGGGCAAACATTCCGTTACGTGCCGCGTCACCTCCTTTTTGCATAGCGGCAGCCATACGTTTACTACCTTCTGCTACACCGAGACCCGATCTTGCAAATGCATCTCTATTTTGAGTAACTGCTTTAGAGAATTGGTCTAATGTCATTCCAGCACTTAACGCAGTATCAGTCATACTGATCAAGCCACCGCTATATACTGCTCCTGCCGCTGACATTGATTGGAAACCAGCAATTAATTGTTTGGTTTGACCAAGCATAAATCCTATGCCGGCTTTAGCTAGTTCACTTAACCCAGTACTTGCGGCACCCAGTACTTCGCCAAAAATACCTGCAGCACGTCCTGCCATTCCAACTTTGCCGCCGGCACCTGCTGTTGCAGCACCAAATGATTTTAATGAATTTGCACTACCTTGATTGGCTGCGTTAACAAGATCAACACCAGCAGTCATCATTGATGTAGCTACGTCAAATGAGTCTCCACCACGCAATGCTGTAGTGGCTGCTCCGGTAAATGCTTTAGTTACGCCGGCGCCTATTGTTCCAGCTAAACTATACACACTATCTTTTAATGCAGCGTGCGCCTTATTACGAGCATTCATTGCTTCGAGATCAGCTTTAGCATCAAGTAGAGCTTGTTTTTTACTTTGATCTGATGTTTTGTTAACTTCGTTTCTTAGATTATCTAGTTGATCTGATAATTCTTCGGCGCTTACTTCACCTTTGTCGATGCTCTTTTTAAGATCATCCATGGATTTTTTAATGTCAACAGACGATTTTTTGAATGCGACATTAAATTTCTCAACGCCGCCCGCTAACTCTAATATTTTTTTCTTGGCTTCGACCCCAGAGAGATTCATTAATTTAGCAACATCTGCATACATCTCCATTTGAGCTCGTGCTTTATCCGATGCGTTAGCAAGTGCTTCAATCCTCTGGTCTAATTCTTTTTCATCCATGGTTTTAACCTATAAATATATAGTATATCAATTATATTTATAGGAAATAAAACCATGGCTCAAATCAATAACGCAAATCCGTTAGCTAAACACTTTCGCCAACCTGCGCTGTATATCAAGTTAACCAGTGAAGGACGTTTTTGGAAAGAAGGCTCATTAGAACTACCTGTAACAGGCGAACTTCCTGTATATCCAATGACCACCAGAGATGAAATTACATTACGCACACCAGATGCACTAATCAGTGGTACTAGTGTAGTCGATGTTATACAAAGTTGCTGTCCAAGTATTAAAAACGCTTGGGATATGCCCAGCGTTGATGTAGACACTACATTAATTGCTATCCGTATTGCTAGTTACGGTCCTACAATGGCTATTGGATCAACTTGTCCAAAATGCGGTACAGAACACGATTATGATGTAGACTTAACTGCTACGTTAGGTTCTGTATCAATGCCAGATTATTCAAAAACTGTTGAACTACCTGATGGATTATCTGTCAGCCTTAAACCATTAACCTATGCTCAAATTAGCAAATCTGGTAACACTGTGTTTGAAGAAGAAAAGTTAATTCAAACTCTAGCAGATCCAGATCTTGATGCAGAAGTTAGAAAAGTCAAATACACTGAACATATTAGTAAAATGGTCGAATTAAACATCGAAACCATAACTAATTGCACAGCCGCAATTACCACAGAAGACGGTAATGTTGTAACAGACACAAAATTTATTAGAGAATACTATACAAATTCTGAATCGACTGTGTTGCGCACAATACAACAGACAATCGAAGAATTAGCCAAAGCAATTAGTATTAAACCAGTTGATGTGGTATGTACTGAATGCTCAAACGAATTTAAATTAGCTATCGATTTTGACTATGCAAGTTTTTTCGCTCGAGGCTTTTGACCCTAGATAATGATGCCATCGTAGAATTGCTTGATTCCTACGATAAAGAGTCAAAAGCCTTCAGAGAAGAAGCATTACGTATGTGTTGGTATATGCGTGGTGGTTTAAGTTATGAAGATGCAATGTTTTTAACACAGCAAGAAAGAGATATTATCGGAAAGATTATTAAAGATAATATGGAAACGACCCAGAAGTCAGGGCTGCCTTTTTTTTAGTAAAACACTAATCTACATTTTTAAGTAAAGCAGATAAATAAACATATAGGAGATTTATATGTTTATTGAAAACAAATACAAGCGGTGGTATGATGCAATTGTCAGTAATGCACAATTGAGATCAACACCGCTTTCTTACAGTGAAAAACATCACATCATACCAAAATCAATCGGAGGACAAGATAGTAAAGATAATCTTGTTCATTTGTCAGGGCGCGAGCATTTTATATGCCATTGGTTGTTAATTAAAATAACAACAGGTAGCAATCGTGAAAAAATGATATATGCATTAAACGGAATGCAGCGTGTATCACGTACTCATCAACAAGAACGATATATTACTAAAATTACCAGTCGTGTATTTGCTAATCTTAAAGAAGAATTTAGTAGAATACATTCTGCACGACTTACAGGTCGCACCATGTCTACAGAACAAAAAGCTAAAATATCTGCAGCAGGAAAAGGAAGAATACAATCTCAAGAAACTATAGATAAACGCAGTGCATCTTGTACAGGTAAAAAAAGAACACTTGAACAAAAAGAACGTATGAGTATTGCTCAAAAAGGGAGAATAGCGAAAGAATATTCCCAAGAAGAAAAGAATATAATATCAGCAAAAATATCTGCAGCAAATAAAGGTAGAGTTATGTCTGATGAAACTAAAGTTAAACTTTCTGCGATTAATAAAGGAAAAAAGTTACCGCCAAAAAGCGAAGAAACAAAACAGAAGATGCGTAAACCAAAAACAGAAGCACATAAAAAAGCAATATCAGACGCACGTAAAGCCAAATATGCAATACCCGTACCAAAGTCATTATAAGAGCAAAAGACATTTAAGTACATTTAAAGAATGTCTATAGACATTCGCATTTCGCTTGCGCTCATGCCTTTTTTTCTAATCTAATTAATCTAATTTACTTTGATATGTACTGTAATGCTTTTGACTTTAAAACTGCTTCATCCAGA